CTGGATGTTCTCCATCGCAAAGTTAGTGTGGCGCTTGTACACAGCCTGGAAGAAAGTCACCTTGGGCTGGCCCGTCAGGTACACGTCCTGCGCGCCGTAAGCAACGAGTTGCATAAGTCCTCCGGCCATGATCGCTTGGTACTAGTACCCAAGAAAAAAATTTTGACTCGAAAATCACGTTTAGTTCGCGAACGCGAGACCTCCGAGACCAGATTGGACACGAAGGATATTGTAGTTGACCGCGAACATCTGTTGGTTCACGGCCGGCATACCCGTCTTCAGGTTGACGGCAATTTGGGCCATATCGATACGGCTAAAGTTGCACGTGCCGCTTGGCTGCAGCTCCTCAGGCTTGAGGGCGAACGAGTACACGTAGATGCCAGGGTATGGAATGCCCGAGTGGTACACATACGGCTGATACTGATTGAAATACTTTCCGTACTGGGGAACAAACCGGTCCGTGCCGTTCAGGATGATCTTCGCCTGGTGGAGAGGACCCACCTCCTGGCCATAGGTGGCGTTCGATGAAATAATGGGAATACCGGACTCGACCCAGAAGACGTTGCCCGTCAGAACGTTCGACTGAACGGTCATAAGAGTACCCACCTGAATGTTGCTGGATGTGACGACGGTGTTTGACGAGGCGTACAGAGGAGTCGCAAAAGGAGCCGGAACGTACAGAACAGGAGAGCCCACGTGGGCCGGAGAGAATGGCGCCTGCGAACCGGCCAGCTTGGAGGGGTCAACGGTCACGTTCACGTTCGACACGTTCGAGCAGAAGCTCCACATGGAATTGGGGTTGGTCGAAAAGGCTGGGTTCTGGTAACACCAGACGAGCTCCTTGACTGGGTGATTGTACTGCATACGGATCACACTGGGGGTGTTCTCGTTGGTCGAGCCGACTGGGTCGGCGTTCACGTGCTGAACCTGCTCAATAAGGTACTCGGCGGGCTTCTTGGCCACCTTATCACGCTCTTCCGTGTCCAGGTACACGTAGTTGGCCCACACGGCGAAAGGATTGTTTCCGAAATAGCTTGCGTATTGGGGAGTGATGGTAAAGTCGATACGGACCTCGTGGTACTGAAGGGCCACTAGGGGCAGGAACAGACCGGGGTTACGGTTGAACCAGAAAAGCAGTGGCAGGTACACGTAGCTTGGAGAGGTGATGGAATTGGTTGGGGAAGGGCACGAGGTCAACTTGCCATAGTTCTGCTTCTTGGTGTCATTCAGGAACACCTCGGCATACAGACGGAACCAGAGCTGGTAGTGCTTATCGATAGACTGTCCGCCAATGAAAAGCTCAACGGACGTGAAAGCACGCTCGGCAACCCAGGCCATGTCGGCCACGCTGTTATTCGTGGTCAAGTTTGAAGTGCTTGTGGGGGTTGGCTGAAGAACGACAAACATGTCGCCGACCAAGTCGCCTGAGCGAGCGAGCGTCACGGAGGCCAGGCCTCCCGGGCCGATGTTACCGGCCACCGTCTGCTGCACGGTTTCCATAGCAAAATTGGTGTGACGCTTGTAGGCCGTCTGGAAAAAAGTCACTTTGGGGTCGCCCGTCAGGTACACATCCTGCGCTCCGTACGCGACGAGTTGCATAAGAGCGCCTCCAGGCATTTTAATATCAGCTGCGAAAATATTCGAGACCTTTTTCCTACAAGAATAATACAAATGTCTCGCCCACGTGCACCCCCACCAAAGATTGTTCAGCAGCCCGAGCCCGAGGAGGACGAGGAGGATGAGGACGAGGAGATGGACTTTGAGGAGGGCATGGATATGTTCGAGGCGCTCGGCAGTCTGCTCGCCACAGAGGAGGGTGAGACTATCGCGACTGCCCTGGTGAGCCTCAAGGATGCCGCCGAGAAGATTGCTTTGAACTTGGAGATGCACAATAAGCTCATGGTCAAGATTGCGGCCGCTCTGAACAAGATGGTTCCAGCGCCTGCTCCAGTCCTGGCAGATGCCTAGGGATCACAAGTCCTTCGGACTTGGTCTCGCCCACTTAAAAAAGTCTCGCGCTATTCTATCAATGTCTAAGGCGTCCACACAGAAGAAGGCGGCTCCCGTCCCAGATGGAAGTGTCTACCAAAAGGAAATCAACTCGTGGACTGCTGATGACCTACACAACAAGTTGAACGATTGTGAGCGAAATTTGTACCTAAATTTGCAAAACACCGACAAACGCCAAGAGATTTACTCCAAGTTGGCGGACAAGTGGCTCCCGGCCAGTCCCAGGCGGGACGAGTACGGCCTCCCTATTGATATTAATAAGGAGGATCTCGAGCGTATGCTTGAGAAGAAGCGCATCACAGTCAATATTTGTGGCTACATGCTTGCCCGTGCCGAGCTTTTGGAAATTACCAAGTCCGAGACGGAGGATATTAATGGAGATAAGATGAGTTTTGAGCGGCGTATCAAGCGGTTCCGTGAGTGTTACAAGACGGTCGTGAACAAGTTTATTGAGAATGATGCCGAGTACAAGATGTTCAACCAGCCCCTGGTTGAGAATCCTGACGTGGACTTTGACTTGGGCGAGTCGACCAGTCCGTATCAGACCCTCCTCATCTACCTGCTCAGGCAAGCGTACAAGAACGGGTACCGGCGGTATCGCGACCAGTGTTGTAAGGAGATTCGAAACACGCGAGCTTGGAAACCCGTCAAGGAGATCAAGGACTTTGTGTATGACGAGACCCAAAAGGAGGATAACGTGGAGATGTGGATGAATCTGACGAATCGTGGAAACATGGCCAACGACGTCATCAGGCACTTGTCCAACTGTAAGGATATTCAGTTTTCTGAGATTAAAAAGGACCGACACGTCTGGTCCTTTGAGAATGGGCTTTTGGACGCTCGACCCATCGATGAGAACCTGAACCCCGAGACGGGCGCGCGTCAGTTTACTTTTTACGAGTACACCTCGAAAGAGTTTCACGAGTTGGACCCTGAGCTCGTGTCGTGTAAGTACTTTGACTTGGCTTTTGACCCGCACCACGAGATTGAGGACTGGTACCAGATTGCAACACCCAATTTCCAGAAGGTTTTGGACTACCAGAAGTTTGACGAGTCCGTGTCGCGGTGGATTTACGTCTTCATGGGTCGTTTGTGCTATGACGTCAACGAGCTAGACGGGTGGCAGATTATCCCTTTCCTCAAGGGTATCGCACAGTCCGGTAAGTCGACCTTGATCACCAAGGTGGCCCGCAAGTTTTACGAGTGTGAGGACGTGGCAACCCTGTCCAACAATATTGAGAAGAAGTTTGGACTCCAAAGTATTTACAAGGGTTTCATGTTTATTAGCCCTGAGATCAAGGGCGACTTGCAGCTCGAGCAGGCTGAGTTCCAGTCTCTCGTATCTGGGGAGGATGTGAGTGTGGCCCGCAAGTGTGAGACGGCTGTGAGCGTCCAGTGGAAGACGCCAGGCATTCTAGGCGGGAACGAGGTGCCCAATTGGAAGGATAACTCGGGGTCTATTCTGCGTCGTTTGGCCACGGTCAACTTTGGCCGTCAGATTGCACCGGACGTGGCGGACCCACACTTGGACGACAAGCTCGAGCTCGAGATGCCTGCCATTCTGTGCAAGTGTCTACGGGCCTACCTGGACTATGCGCACAAGTACGCAGACAAGGATATCTGGAACGTTCTTCCGGCTTATTTCAAGCAAGTCCAGAACCAGATTGCGACCGTTACAAACGCGCTTCAGCACCTGTTGTGCTCTGAAAAGGTTCGGTTCGGCAAGGACCTATGTGTGCCTCAGCGTATCTTCGTGGAGCGGTTCAATCAGCACTGCAAGGAGAACATGCTCGGTACATTCAAGTTCAACCAGGACTTTTACGCAGGGCCTTTCAGTTCGCGTGAGATTGAGGTCCGGACCGAGTCCCGTATCTGGAACGGAAACTCGTACTCGTCTCAGCCCTTCATCTTCGGAGTCGACTTTGTTGAAAATTAAAATGTGTCTAAATATCAGTTATGAGCGTCAACGCGGCCGCCAGAAAGATCCAAGAGGCTTTCCGGCGGAAGCTTATTTTTACAAACAATCAAGGGACTTACAAAGCGTCCAAGGCTGTTATTACGGCCCAGATCGTCTCATTCAAGTTGCCGATCTTATGGGCTCGCGTGTTCGAGTCGGAGCCCAAGGGGTTCTCGGAGATTATGGGGTACACGGGGTCAGGCACGGTGCCCGTCGTACGATGGGATGCCAAGGAACACCGGTGGCTCGGGAGCGTTGCAGGGGTCAAGAAACTTGTCGCCAAGTACCGCGCTGTGACAATAGTCGTGTCCGATAAAGGATTTGACGTACTCGGCAAAGGCAACTATGAGCAGGCTCTCTTGGCCATCGTCAAGAGTGGGTGGGCTCCCAAGCTCCTCCTGAAAGCCCCGCCAACCTACAAAAAGATTGACGGCATGTTCAATATCAATCGACGGTTCGACTTGGCGAAACTTGAAAAAGAACTCAATAGTACCCCTGATTCGACCGCCCAATACAAGTCCGAGTTTGGCGTCAAGGCGGTCATTTGGAAACTCAAGACGGAAAAGTGGACGTACCAAATCTTCGAGAATGGAACCGTCCTCTTTACGGGTATAAAGAGCCCGAAGGACCTCGAAAAGCCCCGTGAACTGTTTACGCGGTACTTGCGTTTCATGATTGACCCCAGTGTGTTTCAGGGTGGAAAAGCTATGCTTCTGAAGCCCCGGAAGAACGCAGGGGCTGCGGCACGGGCGAGGGCTGCCAACAGGTACCCCCTGGTCGCCTCGTGGAACACCGTCCCGCCGCAGGGGTACTACGTGCGCCCGGGTCAGAACAACAAGCCCCGTCTGTACATGTGGGCCAAGATGGAGCGCCGCCCCGAACTCGCCCAACCCGTCCAGGTTGGTTACTTGAAACTCACGGCCAAGAACGCGGCGACGGTCGCCCGTCGGTTCAAGGAGGTGGGCGTGGAGCCCCCACCAGCCACTAAGCAGGTCTTTAAGGAGTTGGGCATCCCTTTGCCGACCCAGAACCTCGAGAAACGTGCAGCGAACCGTGCCGAACGTTCCGAATGGAACTTTGTTGACCCTTCAGGTCAAAAGTACGTGCGCCCCGGGCCAGGCCATCAGCCCCGTCTGTATGACGTTCCTAAGGACAAGAAAGCCGGGGCCAAGACCGTGATAAAGGCGTATGCAGCTGCCAAACGCAACATCCCCGCGGCCGTTCGAACCCTCTTCGGTATCGGTGCCAACGTCAAGACGGCAAACAACACGGCGCCGAAGCATAGAATCGAGATGGGTCTGAACAAGATTCTACGCATCAACGGGAAACAGGCAACACGTATCCCCGTTGGCGAGCTCTTGGCCATCGCACGTAACCTAGATATAGCCCAAGTCAGTGAGAAAAACTCAAAAGCGACGCTCATAGGGTACATACAGGGGCGAACCGGTGCGACGCGGGCGAACCGGTCGGCGGATGCGCTCGTCGATGGAATGTATTACAAATTTTTGAATAACGGCAAAGTTCGGAGAGTCACGGAGGAGGGTGTGGCGACCGAGCGCGAGTGGGCGACGCTCGGACCGCAGATCCGTCAGAAGATTGCTCAGAAGATTTTGAGTCCTAATTTGTTCAAGGAATACAACTCCCTGAACTTGTCTGAGCGGTTCAATGCCATCCGGGCTGTTCTGTACGGGAAGAAAGAGACGGCCGCCAAGGCTGCAGCCAACAAGGCAGCGGCCAATAAGGCGGCTGCGAACAAAGCTGCGGCAAACGCCAAGGCGGCGGCCGAAAAGGCGGCCCGCAACTAGGCGGAGGAGAATGCTCTTACTCGTCTCGTGGAGTGGAACATGACTCTGTATCAGAACCTCGGACCTGCATACAACAAGAACAACGCGCGCAAACTTATCAGAGCCCTGAACGGTCTGCCTAAAGGTGCAAAGGGTCAGCCACTCAAGAAGGACGTGGATGCTTTGTACAAGCGCTTCGTCAAGAATGCGTACCTGTTCCGGGGCCAAGAGATGCCCAAGAAACCCAAGGCATCACCGAACCGCCGGCTCAACTACGTGTACGCCATTCCACGGAACGCGGTCAACTTGTCCAACACACTGGAGAGTCTGGGTATAAATACTCGGAAGAATATGACCTGGAATGAGATTCGTGCGGCCCTCAAGGGTAAAGTGAAACCCGCACAAATCAAGAAACTTCAGGAACAGTGGAAGAAGAACGTTATGAATAAAATCAAGTATGGGGCGGTTGGGCCTTTGAAACGGAAGGTTCAGAAACCGACTGCGAAGCAGTCGTGAGCCCAGGGATCACGAGTCAGGGAGCTACGCTCCCGTCGGACCGGAGGTCCTCCTGCGGACTCGGTCTCAAATCAACTTCATAACATCAAACACCTTGTACAGCAAGTTGAAGAGCTCAATTTTGTTTTGAATTTGGGACGGGTCAATAATTTCCATCTCAACCTGATAGGTCTTGTCATCGTCCGAGTCCTTATCATCCGGGTTGCCCGTGATGATGGTCATGTCGATACTCAAGTTCTTCCGAACAAACGACCAACGCTCCTTGGTCTTTTGCTCGGTACTCGTCTCCTCTCCGTCATACTCGAAGGGTACCTCCGTGCTGATACCCAGACGCACGTCCAAAGGCTCGTTAGGCAACTGAAAATCATCAACCTTTACGCGGGTCTTGATTTCACCGACCTGTTCTTCCGTCTGCTCGTTCACAGACAGACGTTTCCCACCCTCAAAGTAGTACACGGCCACCTCCGAGTGGTCCGTAGATTCCCATCCCTCGTACTTGGTCAGAGCCTGTAGAACCTTCTGGAAGGTGGGCTGGCCCACGTTGGTGTCAAACTTGGTTCCGGACCGGCGCCCAAACCGAATCTCAATTTCGGTATTCTCGTTGTGACGGTGCGTCTCGATCACTTGGGCCCACTTGTCAAAGAGGGACTTGGCAGCTGGATTCGCATCTGGTTGGATCGCGAGACTCATTTTGTCTTAGAGATACAGAGCGTAGTGTCTCTAAGACAAGATGCGAGGTCTCTGGAACCTTGGAAATTCGTGCTATTTCAACACAGCCGTTCAGTGTTTAGCTCACGTGCCTCCACTCACAAAGTTCCTCTTTGACGTGGAGTACACTGGTCCATGCGACATTACTCGTGAGTATCAAAAGGTCGTGAAACAACTTTTCATCAAGGGCAAGACCGACCCCGTGAGTCCGAGCGACCTGTTTGGTGCGTTCAAGGTTCGGTACCCACAGTTTGCCGATATGAAGCAACACGACGCCCAAGAGGTCATTTTACACCTCATAGATGTGTTTGAACAGTCCTTGGGAAAGGACTTCATTACAGACCTATTCAACGGAGAGGAAACCCAGGTGACGACATGGGAGGAAGGGAAGTCCGAGGTTCGAAACACATTCACAACTTTGCTCTTGGACGTGACCGAACCCTGTCGGCTCCAAGACTTGATCAAGGATCGGACTGAACCAATTTTGGTCGAAAATTATACGGACAGTTCTGGAACGACACATTCACGTGCGGCCCTCCAGACCCGTGTAAGCCGATGGCCCAAGTTTACGAGCTTTTCATTTTCCATGTACGATTACAAATTTCCGATCGAAATTCCTTTCGAGTTTGAAGGGCTCAAACTCTTTGCGTGCGTCATGCACCAAGGACACAAGAATGGGGGACACTATGCGCTACTCGTGAGACGGTTTGACAAATGGTACGTAAAAGATGACGAGCGAGTGAATGAATTACCGGGTATACAAGTACTACGAGGCGAGTTTTACCAAGCGTGGTATCGGCCTATGAAAAGCCTATAAACTCTGAGAGCTGGATGTTTTCCCGCAAGTTCACGAGAGTCCTGAAATATGTGCGGCGGTTATTTGCGTGCGTCTTGTCCGTCCTGATCTTCTCCACAAACCACCCCAAGTCCCCGTACCCACACTCCACTATGGTGCCGTCTGGCAAGTCTCTTCGGGCGTTGTGCAAGTGTAAACTGGCCTCTTTGTATGGGATCCCTTTGTCCTGTACAAAAAGTTCAGACCCATTTCTTATACAAAAATCGATCGTGATGCGTTCCCGGGGCTTCCACTTGAACATTGTTTCATGGGTCCCTGTCCGAATAGGCTCATTCACGGGTGTAAAGACCAGTCCGTCCGTCTCGTACTCGAAGGAATTTAGATCTGGAATTGGATCTCCGAGGGTCCACATGACCTTGACCCGCAATTCGAGCGGGGCATTTGCCGTCTTGATGATGGCCTTGATCACTTTGCGTGCCGCTTCTAAGCGTTCCGTGAGTGGCTTCCGGGCCAGGTCCTCACCCCTGACTCTCACAGCATCGTAGACCATGAAAAGTACCCGTCCTGTTCGCGTTTTCACAAGCTCACCGTCCAAGAGAGTATCTTTGGCAACACGTACACTGACCTTTTCACATGCAAATGCACGGTTCACGAGGAAAACACCCTCGTCTGTACTTGCTAAAAGGTGGCGCACACCATCCGTCTTTTCACACACCAGGTACGGTTGGAGTTTGAGGAGAGGGAAGTGTCGTCTCTCGATGGAGACGGGTTGGGGTCCCGGGAACCGGGTCGGGTCGGTCACACCCCACGCATTTGCGATAAACGCGCAGAGGTCTCCCATTTTTGGTCTAAAATTAGAACGCGTCTCGTCTCTAAGGTTGCAGTTCAACTCCTGCAGCCTCGAGAATGTTCCCAAAACACTCGTGTGTATAGTGACACACGACGATCGCCTCGGATGCAACGCCAATCTTCACTCCTATATTCTTGAGGGTCGTGAACATAGCCTCATTCGAGTCCAAGGGCAACTTGATGGGGTCCTTCCCGCCTCGAATTTTCTTGTCGATGGGCTTTCCGTCCATCGCCCATACGCGCGCCGAAGTCTTGTCGAGCTCATAGAGACCGTCCGCGAGTTTCTTGCCGACGGTCGTATCAAACTCGAGACCCCTTTGACCCACAGGCTCCTTCGAGTCCGCCTTGGTCTTTTTGGTAAACTGGTCCCAATTGATCCCCTCCTTAACGGATGGGAACACGAGAACCTGAATACCCTTGTCGAACGGGTCAACAACCTTGCCCAAAATTTCGTTATTCAGGTTTGTCCCATAGTCCATCCAAAAGATACGTTCACCCGACTTGATCAGTTTAGGCAAAGTCGACTTGTCCTCAACAAAGTGAACCTCCAAGTGCATACCACGCATCATACAAAGCATATGAAGATTCATAGCCGTGTGAAGACTCGTGGCTGCAATAGACTTGTTTCGCGTGACCATACATATGTGAAGGACGGACATTGATATTTAGACGGGTCTAAGTTTTAAGTAACAACCCAAGATTTTACAGTTTCTTGATACTCTGGGTCACTGAGAACACACGGAATTCCGTTGTCAATATCATAAAACATATAGTACACTCTCACTTGGGGCTGATTTTCAAACTCAATTGCGTTCAAAAGATCAATAAGCTTTTTTTGACGTTCCTCCTGAGTCATCTTTTTCTTCACGCCATTCACTTTGAATCCATGCGGATTGTACCGAATCCAGACGACGGGAGTATCGGAGCCCTCTATCATCCACGATGTTACTACATTATTCATACGAGTCGTTTCACAGCTCTGAGAATTATACAAATGCTGGTTTTCGTCAACCTCAATGATGACGTGTCCTTCCTTTTTCCAAAATGGAAAAAAGAAATCTAGCCTTGAAAAAGTCAATTTCGGGTCTACACACTTGTAGTCCACGTTATACTCTCTACGGAACGACCCCTCTGGAAGTATGTTTGCAATCTTGACCTCTTCTCTCTTTCGTTCTTTTTGACCTTCCTCTGTGTGGTAAAAGTACCGGTGTCTCTTGAGATTGTGTGATTGAGCAAAGGCAACTGGACACTGATCACACTTGTATGGCTTTTCATCTGTGTGCGTACGCTTATGTTTATCGAGAGCTGTCCATTCCCTAAATGCCATATCACACGTTGCGCACTGGTACGGTCTTTCATCGGTGTGTGTGAGAAGATGCCTCCCAAAGTTCGAATAATCGGAGCCTTCATACGGACACAAAAGACACTTGAACAGTTTTTCACCAGTATGATTGACTCGAATATGTCTTTTCATGTTAGTAATATGTTTAGTTTCATAATTACACCCCTCCCAGGTGCATACATGCACCATTTTCTTAAACAATTACCGTATTTTTAAGCCTACTTTCCAAAGACCCCTGGAACCGGATATTACCCACGTGACCGAGGACGGTCATGCAATCGGCGAAGATCTGGCCGCCCATCTTTTGCCAACGCCGGCAAAAGGCATAGTCCTCGGACAAGTACCGACGCGTGTCCGGGTCAATCATACAGTCAAACACCGCATGATACTCATCCAGGTCACGATTCTGATGGTCGTTGACACAGTTGAGTTCCGGGTACTTCTCCTCGAGCTTCTTGAATACGTCACGCTTGATCAAAAGAAAGCCTGTGGGACCATCCAGAACCTCGGCGAACCCATTCTTGATCTGGGTCTGTTGGTACCTAAAATTCATAACCAGGGACGAGGCGACGCGGGCCAAGTCCCGGCCCTCCTTACCAGACTTGACGTAGTTTTCAGCCTGGTCCCACATCACCGTCTTTTTGGGGTAGGCCGCACAGGAGACATCGTGACCCGACTTGATGAGGCGAATGACGGACTCGGGGTCAAAGTGAATATCGGCGTCAATAAACAAAAAGTGAGTCGCTTGGGTCTTTTGCATAAAACGGGCGACGGCGAGGTTACGGGCCCGATGGACCAGAGACTCATTCTCGGTCGTATCAAGCATCATCTGGATGCCGTTCTGGGCACACGTACGCTGGAGACGAAGCATAGACTCGGCATAGGCCTGGAGACAGACGCCGCCATAACACGGGGTGGAGACAAAAAGGGTGACCTGACTCATTACAGTAAACGCAACAAAAGTCCTTAACTATTCAAGAGTGCCTCAATCTTCGACAAAGTTGGCACGGAAATATCACAAATTCTACAAAGTTCTGCACGCGACGGCGCCCCCGGAAACTCCTTGAGCACCGAGGCCATCACTGCACACGCAATCGCCTTGGGCGTTCGGCCCATAAGCTCCACCTTGTCCTCGAGTGACTTGCACTTCGAGATAATCTTCATCTTGATCCGCCCCCTCTCACCCTCTGGAACACCCTTGACCTCGTTGAAGAACCGACAGATGAGATCTGCCGGGGTCGTGACGTGGACGACCGTCTCTGGAACCTGTTCCTGGTACATATCGAACGTTCGACTCAAGTCTCTAGGAGGTATCCCAAAGGCGTCTGCAATTTCCTGGGTAGTGCGTGCGACCCCAGCCTCACGACACGCCTGAAACACACAGTTCGCCTTGATACCGTTCCGAACCGCCCCACGGGTCAGAACCGCCTCATTGAACGCCTTGTACTTGATCTTGGCCGAGTACATAACCGCCTCTGTAAGTCCCAGCTCCCCTTTGCCTATCCTGTCCAGCTCGGCGTACGCGTGGAACAGAGCCCTGTCCTTGTGATTCATAGAAGCGTGTTGATTTATCCGAGCCAAGCGCCGCGTCGCATACGTGGCTCCCCTGTTAAGGGTCATATAGGTCGTCTGACCCCAGGCGGCCGAAAAGTGATCTGTGTTTACAGGCGCTCCAACACGGGACGGGTCTGCCGTCTCCCCGTCCCCTCCAGAACGCCACTCGGGCTCCTCACAAATGTACGAGTCATCGACCCGCCCACAGTCCCGACAGACTGGTAAATCAATTTCTACGCCGTCAAAAACCTTGGGACCTCCACAAAACTCACACAGGAACTCGGAGGGAAGTCGCTCATCCACGACTTCCCCGGCTCCCCTCAAACTCGCAAAGTCAGACCACGCGCGGTCTAGCAGGACATCCATGTTCGGTTGGGTACAGAGGAGGGCTGCGCCCCCTTGGGCCGAAAAAAACACGTTTTTCTAGTAATGAGCGCCCCAGTCGTCGACCATGCCAAGCGTGCCGTCATCCAGGAAATCACCTCCAAGTCTCCTTTCAACGTGTTCAACATTGTGGCAATTGTTGCTATTTTGGTAATTGGATATTTCCTGTACAAGAAGTTCACGGACAAGTTCCAGAAGGGTGCCGTCAAGATTCCAGACATTGTTGCGGCCCCACCCAAGATGTCCTCCAAGGCTGCGACCGTCATCGAGACCGTCTCCGAGGTTCCTGATGTGATTGAGGAGCCTGGTGTCAAGCAGGAGTAGAACCAGTTGCGCAGCAACTGTGATCCCGCGGATCCCAAGAGGCCAAGAGGTCCTTCGGACCTCGTCCCTTGATCTCTTACCACACCGAGTCCACAATCTCCCACTTGAGACACTTCTTGGCGTCCATATACAAGTCCCGCTTCAGGAGCTTTGAGAGACGCTTTTCGGGAATCTTCGTCTCGCGCGTGTATATTTCGCGAAACCGGTCCATAAACTTTTCGAGGTTGTGCATTTGATCCTTAAAATCCTCAAACTTTCCCCAGGTTCCGTCCATATTCAGTTGATGAATCAATATGTACGAATTCTCGGTCATATGTCGGGACCGCCCACCCAGCAGCACAAAGGTGGCGGCCGAGGCACATACGCCATCGGCGATCGTCCGGACCTTACACCTCTTGATACGCGAAATGGTGTCCATGGCGCTCATGCCCGAGTGCAAGTCCCCGCCGTCCGACCGGATCCAGATCCGAATCTCTGGTCGGATATCTGAAAGTCCAAGGTCGAGGTGTTTGTGAAGCAGCTCGAGCTCAAGTTTCTTCAATTTTAGAGACAATTCAAGGACCGACTCTTCACAGACCTCACAGTGGAAATAGACATCCGACCCCTGAACCTTGACGAAGGACTCGTCCTCGTGCTCACACTGACAACTTGTCATTTTGAAGTTCAAGCGAGGCTTTTCTTTAGGGCCGCCAGATCCTTCGGCTTGATCTTGTTGTTGAGACTCAAATGATTCATAACGTCCAAGTCTTGGGACTTGAGCTCGTACTCTTTGAGCACATCAATGTCACCCTTTTGGGCGTAGGTGTGTAACAGGAGAATCTCATCCATTGTGAGCCTCTTGCCCTGGACGCGTTGGGAAAGAGCCTCGAGGCGTTTGGCACGGGCGCACGCACTTTGGTGTTTGGTCCATACAGACCCGGGACGAAGAGGGAGTTTGAGTGCGTGACCAATCTGAACAGCCGGTTGTATACACCCCAAAAAGTTATAGTACGGGTACAGGTCCCAGTTCCCCCTGTATATTTCTGATTCAAAAATCATAGCCTCACTCAGGGACTCCATGATCTCAGCCGGTTTACAGGTCCTAGAGTCTGTGTAATTTTCATGTAAAATTGCCGTGACATTTCCAGGCTCGTGAACGGGGTGACCTATGTACCGAACCGGGTTCACGTCAGAGTTTCTCGAGACGAGACTTTCTATAAACTCTCGGGCACCCTGAAACTCATCCTTTTCGTCGCTCTCAAAAGTTAGACTCTGAAGAACATACCTCAGGTCCCCTTTGCACTTTTTCAGGACTTCGTCTGAGACTTCTGGGACTATTCTCCGGATAGTCTCTTCATCAGGGACCGGAAAGTGATACGTATGAATTTCAAAGTCAAATTTGACAGGAACCTGGGACACGACAACAAAGAGGCCATTTGTCGGAGGTCCCGTGATTTCCCGTATTCCAACGAGATCTTGAACCGTCTCGTATTCATCGAGTATAACAGGTATATCCGTCCCTCGAATCTTTTCCAGGAACGACAAGGTGCTCTGTTTACTATTGAGTATATCGGCCGTGAGTTCTATACACGGGTCCAAGGTATTGTGAACCGTCCAAGTCTTTCCGATCCCCGACTTGCCCAGGACGCACACGGCCGGTCCAAAGCTCGTGAATTCGTGAGTAAATTTCTGTGCAGGTTTCTTAATAAAGCGATCCATGGATCCGGAAGATACGGAAGACTCTTTGAGTAAGCAGGTATTAAATATGATCCTAGAAAACAACGCAATACGGGATACTGCGTTCCCTTTCATAACAGGCTACCTTGTTTTTAACATAGTCATCCTCATCCTTTTGATTTACATTTCGGTCCGAATTTCTCTGCGTTAAGTAAGGAATGGCCCCACCTGTAAAACTGTATAAGGCCCGAAACGGTACACACAAGTTTATGGTTGTGTTTCCAGAGGGGCGAGGGTCAGGCTCCGCTGACCCGAGCCGAAAGGCAAAGCCTTTCGTGGTCCGGTTCGGCCTCAAGGGGTTCTCGGACTATACCATCCACAAGGACAAAGAGCGTATGAAGCGCTACGTGATGAGGCACGCAGGGTCAGCCAGCGGGCTCAGGTCGCGACGTGAAAACTGGTCACGCTCGGGAGCCAAGACGGCCGGTTTCTGGTCTCGATGGCTCTTGTGGTCCAAGCCAAACTTCAACGCAGCACTCAGGCAGACCGAAAAGGTCCTTGGCCGGAAAATTGTGTACGTTAAAACAGCTTGAAGCCCGTCTCTTTTTTAATCTGATTTTGAGTAGAAGTATGTACGGCGTTAATCTTGTTTGAAACATGAGCCTTGAGTTTGTTAGCCAAGGCTCGGGACTGGGCGTTGTTTCCGAGGTGTTTCGTCACGAGACTAGAAATACCGGCATTTGCCCGACGTTTTGCCGCGTTCGCAACCTGTCGGGCCTTGTTAGCCGCATACTTCTTCGCCTGGTTCTGTGCTACACGCGCCTTATCTTGGGCGAATTTCTTGGCGAACATCACGACAGCCGCCGACATTTATATGTTTAGTACCAGGAAAAAAATATCAGCCCAGTAATAATGGGCCTCGCAGTCCCTGGAATACTCATGTGTACATCTATCGCGGGTATCGTCTCGACGAGTATCACCATAAACTCGTACCTGACCACAAACAAGCCCAAGGACACTGGCTTCAAGGTGTCCATGGCGTTCCTGATCATCTCCATATTCCTTTTCTTTGGAAGCGCGTATATGATCTATAAGAACTTCACGGGGGGAGGTGCAGAGGCGGGACCATCAGCCGAGGATGCAGCAGCAGCCGAGGCGGCTCGCGTGTTGGGCGGTGTCGAAGTTCCGACAACGGAGAATGTCGCCGCAGCCGTTCCAAATGTTAAGGCGTTTACGACCGTTCCGGAGCTTCGTGCGGCTCAGCAGGGGTTCAACACGGCCGTAGAGCAGACCAAGGCGAAACTGAACGCACTCAAGGAGTCTGTGAATACACGCATTAGCGCCAAGGAGGGCGCCATTCAGCAGGCTGCCGAGGTGATTGCGGTCGCCGAGGCAAAGGGCAACTAGAAAAAGGTAAGCACCCAAAGGTCCTAAAACACCTTTGGCTACTTATTTAAAAATAAAAATCTTCAGGACAAGTACCATTGGATGGTCGGCTCTGGGTGCAGGACTCACGTCTGCCCCTCGGAATCCCTCACAGATTCCTTCTATTCCCTCGATTTGTCAGTACTTAAGCGCGTGTATGACGAGTGGACCGAGGCTCTTCCCCATATTAAACCATATTACGCGGTCAAGTGTAATCCGACCCCAGAGATTGTGCGAGAACTCGCCAATCTCGGTTCGAACTTTGACTGCGCAAGTCCAGCCGAGATACAACAGGTCTTGGACTTGGGGGTTGAGCCAGAGCGAATTCTTTATGCAAATCCGTGCAAACGTGTGCAGGACATTGCGTTCGCGAAAGAAAATGGAATATTGCGGACCACGTTTGATAGCGTGTGCGAGCTCAAAAAGATGGCAGCTATTTACCCGGAGTGCCAACTCCTTTTGAGAATCCGAGCCGATGACCCTTCGGCTCGGTGTAACCTCGGCGTAAAGTACGGAGCCGAGGAGTACGATTGGGACGTCCTGTTGTTTACAGCCCGGACGCTCGGTCTTGACGTGATTGGGGTTTCCTTCCACGTCGGATCGTTTGCGTCTAGTCCAAAGGTTTTCGAGGAGGCGGTGCGGACCGCTGAGAGAGCCGTGGACCTGGCACGAGAGCACGGGTTCGACCCTCGCATCATAGACATTGGAGGGGGTTTCTCCTCCGTGTCCGGATTGCCTAAAACCATCCGGGTTCCTGAAGGAACCCAACTTATTGCCGAGCCCGGGAGGTACTTTGTCGAACAAGTCATGACACTGTACACACCCGTCATAGGGTCCAAGGGTTCTGGAGTGACTATTTCAGAGTCACTCTATGGTGCATTCAACTGTATCCTGTTCGACCACGCCCAACCCCAACTCAAGGAGGTCCTTGGGTCGGACGGTGTCCGTCTGACCGGGCCAAGTGTTGCACGGACAATCTTCGGGTGTACGTGCGACGGCGGGGACATTATATACAAGGAGTACCTGGTTCCCGAAGGAACCGATCTAGGTGCCTGGCTCGTCTGGGAAAACATGGGGGCCTACACATGTGCTGCCACGACCCGCTTCAACGGGATACCATTCAACGAGCGTTCAATTTTTATACAATAAGTTTATGCAAACGGTGGACCATCGATCCACAAGACGAGGGTCCTGCGCGTTCCTTTTGTTACAGGGGTTACTCTATGAAGAAGATAACTCGGAAAGATAATAACCGTTCCCTTATCCTTTTCCACAGTTACCGGACTTACACTATCAGTCTGAATCTGGAGTTCTCCTCCTTCATACTCAGACGGATCACTCAATTGAACAACAACACTTAGTTTTCTACGAGAAATGTGAGACCCTATGTCCATGTGCCATCCATAGTGGCCGCTCATCGAGTCTTCATAGACTGTATATTGAATGCGATTTTCGAGAGACTCTATATTAAAGTTGAAAAATACTACGTTTGCGTGCAAGGCCATGTTGAAAAGCGTAGAGTATACATCGGCAAATTTCTTGTTCTTTGGAATCCAGTACACCTTGGACCTACGAATATTCGGGTTTACTTTATGGTCACTGACTTTTCCATCGATAAGAGGAACATCTTGAAGTCTGATTCGTATATCGTTACAAAGTTCACTGCTAAACCCCTTGTCAAACTTGTAATAGTTTGTGAAATTGGTATTTGTCTTGACGAATCTGAAAATTAGTTCTGGTTCAGCGTTGGTAGGTTCCCATATGTTCTGTACATCTATAGTTTTCAGAGTATCACTATCAAACTTGAGACCATATGAAAGACGCGTCCCTGACTTGCACATAACAGCGTGCCAAAATGGTTCTGACTCCACTAGAAGATTAAAAACAACGGAAGTTCCATCTATGTCTCGAACAACGTGAACCTTTTTCGAGACCGTGTGTCTATACAGAAAATACGACTCACCGGTTGAATGTATCGTATACATCCTGTAATTCAAATTTCCATCATTCGAAACGATATTGTCCCTGTTGGTGTGCCAGCCCATACCGTGACCTTTTGGGTACAGATGAAACCTACCAGATTCAATAAGGTTTGGTGGAAGCTGTTTCGCAATTACGTCTATATTTTTCAGAGATTCAGAGTTTTTTCCAGGTCCAAAGTCTTCACGATCAACTTTGAATTCTGGATTCAGGAAATCTTTTAGGTCTCCCAAATCTAAACCCTCATTTTTTGGTGTCTGTTCAAGAACCTTTACTAACTCGGGGTGTATAACGGAAGTTATGTGATTTCTTACGCACACAACCTGGGAAACACGTAAAGGACCCGTCTCGTCATTAAAGTCAGACACATCAAGACGTTTGATGCAACATGGAGTACTTGGCAAGCGATACTGTTTCTTTTCAAGGACATTTACGATGAAATTGTTTCCTTCAAAATCATGAGTTCCCACCCAAACCTGTCCATCTTGTCCAATTGATAGACCCCTACAAATCTTTCGAAGATCTGGGGAGACGGGGTCGACGGTCCAGACCTCGGAGACTTCCCTTGTCACTATATTTAGTTTGCAAATTGTGTTGGTAGCATCAGCAAAGTATATTTCATGACCAAGAATGACAAGGTCATGACAAAAGTACCTCCCAGTGTCAAACTCATCGATAAGCATCCAATCATTCGAAAACATCTTGATGATGCTCGGATTTCGCTCTTGAGAAGGCTGTCCATTCTCACACTTGTTTCGAAGTTTTGGACACATCATATAGAATCTGTCGTCCTGGACGGTCAAGGCATTCATGTGAATGTAGTTCTGAGAGGAGGCACTTTCAAGACCATTTACAACGTACCATGCAGATACAGCTTCAGGTACAGGCTGTATTATTTCCCTTTTTCCCGTATGTATTGAAACCTTTGTGACTCTCTGAATATAAGTTTCTGGAATGTACAAGTGATCTTTGTATAACAGAATCTGGTGAACACCGTTGTCGAGACCTTTTACAACTTCTGACCAATCCGTGACTCGGCCATCGTGAATCTCAAAGTGTGCAACAAATCCTTGCATCGTAGGCAAATGCAGGTCAGCTGCATGAGTTCCAAAAATGTACCATCCTTCAGCGCCATCCCGTGTAAGCCCAAAGAATTTGCCATCCATAATTTTATTTTCACCCAAAAATAGACCGTGACGAGTTGTGCAGAGGTACATGATCTCTACTAAATCTAAAAACTTTATGTGCTGAATTTCCACGCAACAGTAACACGAAGATCTGGGATGAATCTTGAAGGTCCCCGTCCTCTGTGCCACACGTGGGACGGGAAAAGTATAGCGCTATTCGTTTCAGGCTGAAACGCCACAATTCGATCATCTCTTTTGATTTCAGTCGTTCCGTGAAACTCGTCGAGTTGACCCGGTTCAATGTCAGTCAAGTACAAAAGGAACGTCCATGTTCCCTCTCGAGCATTATCTTGATGGAAAGATCCGTCAAGACCTGCATACTGTCCGTTCGCATAAACTCTGTCAAGTTTAGCCTGTCTTCCTGTAATTAAAAGTATCGCGTCTCTCAGGTATTCACTAAAAAACTTGTTATCTTCGAGATTCATAAACAGGAAATTTACAGGGGACCCTTTACCCGAACTTCCTTTCGTTGTCCATGTCCCCTTTTCTATAAATTCTTGAGCCTTTTTGAAATCAAGTACTGAAAGGACATTCGTGAACCTTTGTAATTCAGGAGGTCGTTCTTTATTGCGCATAGATGCGAATTGCGTGATGGCGTACCGTCCGTACCCCTTGAGCGGTTTGACCTCATGGAGCGTACACGAAGGAAAAATGAGCATACAGTTGTTCTCGATAGGAACCTCAAAGTTTCCAAAGTAGAGCTCACCCCCGGTAAACGTTTTGGGCTCTTTCCAGAGATAATGGATTGCCGTGATGATAGAGTTATCCACGTGAGACTTGTAGTGTCCTGAATCTTCATAATAACTGACAAGCGTCGCGTCTTGATTCAGGTATTTTAGGTACCTGAAAAACCAATTATGTTTCGTAAGATCGTGGACGAGTTCAGGTTTGAACAGTTTACGATTCAAAATAGTGATGGGGGTCCCATGAAGAACAAACAAACCCTTGTTCTCTTTTTTTGCTCGGCCAAGAGCATCGAGTGCCGTTCCAGTCTTTTCAGGTCCGTTAAAATGAGGCTGAAGTGTCTCGAGCTCTTTCCATATAATTTCAAGCTCATCTTCTTCATAAAAGTTCTTTATTATACAGAAGGTGACTGGTTCTGAAAAGTAAGCTATATCAGTCATTTAGTGTCATAAATGCAGATTTTCTTTATGTTCAATATGATCTATAATCCACGGGACCTCCTGAGATTGGAATACCTCCAGGTCCTCCAGGTCCTCCTGGGTAACCCACTATCTGTACATGTTTATGTCCATAGGTTCCGTCGTCAAAATCTTGATTAAAATTGCTTGTAGGTTGACCTGCACTTCCAGCACCTCCCTGCGGTCCACCGGTACCGCCAGTTCCAGATGCAAATACGTAACCTGCCTGAAGTCCAGATCCTCCTGCGCCGCCGTGAAACCCGTATGAATAATACCCCGGCTGTCCAGATGGCGAATTGTAACCGTATGGAGGACAATAACCTCCACTTCCTCCGGGTCCACCAGGGCTTCCCGCGCCGCCTCCACCACCGCCTCCGGGGAACTCTCCCGTAATATTATGTGTACCTCTATCTGCAATGTCCCATCGCTGAAT